TAATGCAAGGGAAACAGCCGACTCTTGCAAAGCCCCGTTCATATAAAGGATTTGGGCGCTGACCGTTGGCGAGGATATAATCTATTACCTCCTGTGCCGACCAATGAAAAATTGGGCGCAGTACGCTTGCATCGTGTGTCTTGCACCACTCAAGCACGGCTTTCTTATGATATAGCCCTTTCACTTCGTCGTTGAAATACTCTTTGAAGTAGGAACACTCTACATCGTATCCGGCACGTGCTTTGCTTTCCTTTGCCCTGATGCCCTGAATGATAAGAAAGCTATCATCTTGTGAGAGAATATAATCTATCATAGGGATTACTTTCAGTTCCGAAGTACAGAACCGTCTCTGCGATGATGGGAAACGTCCTTTCTTGATACTCATATCCACAAAGTCTTCGTACTTATTGCTTTTGAGCGTAATCAGCTCTACACCTAATTGCTTACAGATGTTATGAATATGCTCATAGGTAACAGGGTGCTCCCAACCGGTGTCGGCAAAACATGCAACCACATTTTCTTTTCCATATTTTTTCACAGACAAAATAAGACTTGCTTGAGAGTCTTTACCTCCAGAAAATTGAACTATAACTTTCATAATGATTTATTTATATGACCAATTAAAACCGCCAGCACTCCGCCTTTTCCCACGACAGCATGCAGATATACTCTCGTGGAAAATTCCAGTTGCCCTTTCAGCCTCTTTCATGCTTTCAAATATACCGATGGTTCTTCCATCTTTTATTTGTAACACTCCTTTTATGATAGCTTTCGTGGCTTTTAATAAATTCCTTGCGGCCACACTATTATAATTGTTATTATACACTCTATCACACCATTCAAGATTTGACACCACATTGTTACATTTGTCTTCATCTTTATGATTGATTTCGGCATACTTATTCTCATTTTGTAAAAATGCACGGGCGACTAACCGATGAACTAACATATCCTTTTTAATTCCATCTTTGCAGAAAACCACATGTTTGTACCCACTTGTACATAAACCTTGTTTGAGAACTTTTCCTTTTAAAAACTTACCATCTTTAGTATACCTATTCATAGAGCGCACATCACCCATATTTGAGACTTCATAAAATCCCTCATAGTCATCTACACTCTTCCAAACTTCTTTAATCAGGCAGGCTTGGCTATCTTTGCCACCACTGAATTGTACTAATATTTTCATCTTAATATCTGAATTTCGTAAAATGAATAATTGCCATCGGTTCTGATAGGTCATAACCTTTAAACCACTCTTTCCAGTCCTCAAACGAAAGTCCATCATGGTGGGCTAACTCATATTTTCTCTGATAGACAATGCCTATATGGCACAGTCCAAGAGTGTTATTGTAAAATTCGAGTTTCTGCACACCAACGCCATTCTCGGCAGTAAGCGTTGCTATCTCCACCTGCTTACTCCTATACGGCTTACCCGTCCATTGCCGAACAGACAGTACGGCGCGCCCCTCTTGTACTTCCTTAATGCGTTTCTCCCATAGTTGATAATTTGCCCGTATAGTGTGTATCTTCGCCATGGACGGAGTATCATAATCTATAAGACCCTGTCCAAGTAGGAACTTCTCTTTGAAATGCGTTTCTTCCCCTGCTCGTTTGTGATTAGCAAGGAAATGTTTTGATAGTGTGATTACGTATGTTTTCATAATTCATTATTTTTATTCTGTTGGTAACTTTGGTATTTCCATCCAATAATCAAAATCAGTAACAGTAAGTGATAAGGAAGGTACATCTTCCAAAAACACGTCTTTTGTAATACACCTATATCCTATGTAAATATTTCCTTCATAACTAAACAAACACCTTTTATTTACTTGTGGCAAATCTCCATCAGCAACAGAATGCCAAGGACTTTTAGGGCGCCCATCTGCCCACTTTGCACCATCAATAAATCCACTTTCGACATCATTAAGGTCGACATTGAAATAACCATAGTTTTTGATGTATTCTGATGATGCTTCTTTTATTTCTTTTTCTCTTGTCATAATTCATATATATTATTTTCAAATACATCTTCATGTTCCTCGTAATACCAATCAATGGCATAACGTTCATATACATATCTTAACCACTTTGTTTTGAGAGGAATACCACTCCTATATGTTTTGCAAGCCTTTTTCAATTTACGTGGGACAAATAATTTACTCATATTATTCCTATTTAAAATAAACATATTATCTCATTAGGACAAAACCCTACACATTCTACATTTTCAAAATATTTTATACTTTGAAATTCATTATTGTCATTCTTATTTAGAATAACAACCTCTATATCCCCATACTCTTTGTAGAGTTCTTGTAATCTTTTTTGTAATTCTAATACTGTCATAACTTTAATTTTTAATCATCATCTATTGCATGATAATCTCTCCATATATCATACTCTAAATCTCTTATTGCTTGTAGAAAATACAATAATTCCTTTGCTTCATCAGGAGTTATATCTTCTATCTCTCCTAACAGTGGAACTCTTTGTTTTCTACAATACTTATTATATAACTTGTTTATTTGTTTAACACAGTTACATAAGAACTGTATTTTCTTCTTAAACCACCAACGTTTAATATTACTCATAAGCTATTATGATTATACTGTTTTATAAATTATACCATTGGTTAAAATCTAATGTACTGATAAACCCTTTCTCTTCCATTGCTTTCTTAGCATATTTCAATGAAATAGTATATTCTTTCCATTCTACGAATATCATACCATCTTCATATATAATGATTGGGTTATCTTCTTTATTAAAACCTTTAAAAACCAACCAACGCTTTAACTCTTTTATTAAATCTTCAAGTCTTGATGCTTGGCTTTCTATGTTTAAAATAACACTTCCTAAACTCATAATCCTAATGCTTGTTTAATCCGTTGTTTATAGTCCTCATTGGCTGCCTGCTTGGCTGATGTAAGTGATATAAATTGTCCAATAAAATTGTAGTTGCAATGCACTTTAAATGCACCACCTCTAAAAAATATATTGTAGTTCCAGCCGTTATTATGTGAAATAAGATAATCTTCTAAGTTATAGGTTGTTTCCGTCCATTCTAACTCTGGAATATTTTCCACCACACTCTCACGCCCAGCGTTGAAAGCTGCTTCAATATCTATGATTGAAAAACATAGGTTATCTTCAAAAATAGGGTCATTATCATTCAATCGCTCGTACTCCTTAATAGCGTACTGCTCTGCTAAATCTTTCTTGTTCATAATTAATATTTTGTTTGTGAATACCCTGTTTTATTCCAATCGTGGATGCTGTCAACCTTTTGCTTTAGGCTATCACGTTGCCATTCAGCTGTTGTTAGTTGCGTTTTCATGTGCACGTAGCAAACGAGCCAACTTACGGATAATATGAGCAATAGAATTGCAGATATTACGATAATTGCTTTCTTCGATAGTCTGCTATACGCGTTATAAACAATAGCCCTAAACCCTAAGAATAGGAATACAAAGGTTTTTAAAAAGCAACAGCCTGCTTTTTTGAAATTGTTATCATTCATACCTTAGTCCCTCCCCGTCATAATGATGTTACCAAACGAGATTGAACCAAACACCTGCCATCGTCCATTTTCAAATTGGCAAATATATTCACCATATTGAGCAAACACACGTCCATCGGTGCAATCTGAATGAATGTTGATAACAGGCTTCCCATTATCATTTTTTGTGATGGCGTAAACACATTCCAAATTGAAGATGTCTACTAAATTCTTTTTCTCAACTTTGATTGCTTTTGTTATTTTCATATTTCTTTGTTATTAAAATGGTACACTTTCTAATGGTGTTATATTCTGCTGTTCTGATTTTGTCGGTACGTTTTGAAGATTGTAGAACAGCGTTGTTGGAGCACTGAAACCACAAATAAACTTCGTTGTTCCAATGTTTCGCCCCTTTGCTAAATGGATGAGAGCCGTACCTTGCACGGATACCGAAGCAAAGTCACTTGGATATGACAACTTCCCATAGAACTCGGGGCGATAAATCAAAATCACATTATCTGCGGCCTCTGCAATTTGACCGCTATCCCTTAATCGGGCAAGTGTTGGTATCGGGTTTTCCTTATCACGGCTTAACTGCGAGAGTGCTATTACCCAAATATCGAGTTCCTTTGCGATATTCTTTAATCGGCGTGCCACGTCACCCATAGCTTGTTCCTTGTTGACGTTCTTCATATTCACATTAAGAATTTGCAAATAGTCAATGATAGCACCCTTCACTTTGTACTTCATTACCATATAGCGAATGGATGAAAGAATAGTATCAATGCTTGACGTGCTCCTGTCATCAAAGAATATATTAAGGTTCTCGATTTTACCGACACCCTTTTCTATCTGTTGCAACTGCCCACCATCAAGACGTGCGTAAAGGATGTTGCTTGACGATACTCCGCTTTCCATTGCCATGATGCGTGCTGTCAACTGCTCGGCTTTCATTTCCATGCTGTAAATAGCAATCTTCTCACCATACTTTGCAGCGTTTAGGGCTATGGATAGGCTTAGGCTACTCTTACCAATGCTACTCTCTGCGGCAATGATAGTTAAATCGGAACACTGCAAACCGCCCATCTTCTTATCCAGTTCCTCAAATCCTGTCGGCGAGCCTGTGAGTTGATGCGTGTCTTGCAAGTTCTGATTGATGATGGTATTTACCTTTTTAATCCCATCCCTTAACACCATTACTTCCGAAACATCAGAAGAGAACAATGCTGCAATATCATCTGTTGTCTGCTGTGTGACTTGTTCTATGGGGTTCTCTTCCGTATAGGAATTGATGAGCAACCTTTGGGCAATCTGTGTTAACCTACGTCTTGTTGCGAGGTCTTTTAACCTTATGGCGTATTGCCGTAGATTTATGGTGTAATGGTCAGTTAATGACACCAACTTCATGAGGTCAAACTGAACACGCTTGCTTTCCAATTCTGCTTTAACCGAAATAATATCAGCAACATTCCCTTGTTCTGTTACCGCTATGATAGCGCGATAAACAGCCTTATTGAAATTGTCAAAAAAGCAATCGTCGGAAAGAATATCCCTAACGTTGTTGAACGCGTTGTTATCGGCGAGGATTGAGCCGACAAGAACGTCCTCACAAGCTTTGTCGTTTAATAGTACCCTATCTTCCATCTATTACTCTTTCCATTTATTATCACGTTTGAGCCAATTACGCGCTGTGAGATAAATTGTTTTATACATATTATCATACTTTCTGTTGTTTTCCAATGTTTCAATCATCTCTGCAATATCCTTTCCTGTTGAGTGAATTTTTAAGGAAATAAACTCATCGGGTGTTGGAATTGCAAGATTTACAAAACAATGCTTTGCCCTATCCATGAGCCACACTACGAAATTGCGATAGTCTTGCGCGCAATCATCAAAGGCGTGCATATATTCCTCACGTTTGATTTGCGATGTAAGCGCGTTACGTTTTACAGCTTTGTCTGTGCGCGAAATGTCAAGATTTATCAAATCGTGATTTTGGGTTACATTTTGGGTTATATTTTGGGTAGTTTTCTTCTTACCTACCTTGTAACTATCATAATTACATATTGTTACAAAAGTTGATTTTGGGTTACCTTTTGGGTTACATTTTGGGTTAGTTTTCTGTTTTACGTCCAAAAACACGCAACATTTTTCATGTAAGAATGTAAGCAAAGACCGAACGTTTTGCCTTGTCATTTCGCACATTTCAGCAAGAGCACGTGTGGAAACCTCTACTACTCCATCATCATTTGCCATAAGGAGCAACCGCAACATAACGACCTGTTCTCGTGGTGTGAAATCTTCAAGGAACTTTTCGTTGAGTTTAATCATTCCGGAAACTCTGGTGTTTTTTAGTTCTCTCCGATTACCTTTTTGTACTTCGCATACAAACGTGAAATCCATATTGGCTCGGACTTGATAAACCAACCCTCTTTCAAAAGCTCCACACGTGACATTGGCTCGCTCATTTCAAAAGATATATTCTTCATACAACGAGTGCAATTTACTTCTTTAATGACCACCCATCTGCGTTCTTTGCCAACGAGTGGGGCTGCGTACATTTCCTCAACATGTACGTGTCCGAATAGTTTGCAAATTAATTTCTTAATCATAATTTTCCGATTAGTTAAAAATTCTATTTATTATCAACGCTGCTGCAACTCCCCAGCCGCTGAACGCTATTGTATATGCAATCCACCTCGTAACAGTAAATCTTCTCAATACGTCAGCATAGCTATTTTTGAATTTAACAGCATCACCAAATTTATTCTCAAAGGTTTCCGTACAAGCATCGGACAATATCCTTTCTATCTTCCTGCGTCCTTTCTCTGTAATAATTGGGCCAAATTCGTCGTTCTTATACAAGCCGTTCTCGTGTGAGAATACATTGGTATAGAAAACTGTATCTCCGTTGTATTTATCTTGGAGTTCGACTCTAATATCAATTCGGAACACACCACGTTCTTGGTAATACTTCTCCGCCAAGTCGCGGATTTTTCCATCGTTTAACTCTGCTTTTTCTTGAAGCTGGTTGTACTCATACTCGCTTAGTTGTACAATTCTGTTTTCCATACTTATTGAAATAATACATTCGTTAATTGTTTGCCGTTACTGAACACCGCCCATTTTCCCTTGCCGTTAGTGTCAATGAGTTTCAAGTCCTCAACCTTACCGAAGCGGTTGATGTTCCCACACAAATCTATAAACCACGCTTGCTTATCTTCGTATGGACGTATCTCCCTGCCTACTATCTGATAATACATGGCAAGCGACATTGTTGGTCGTGCCATCACTACTGTATCAAGCTCAGGGAAATCAAATCCCGTTGTAAGTACTCCAACATTGGCAACGACTGGGATATTACCACTTTTGAATTCGGTTAATATCCTTTCACGTTCAACCTTTGGTGTTTCGCCTGATACAACAGCGCAATTTGGTATTGTATCCGCGAGCCTTTGAGCTTCTTTGACAAATCGGGTAAATACAAGTATTCCTTTTCTCGCACCGCCTCTCTTAGGCTTTAATAACCTTTGGACGATACTTACAAGATAAGAGTAGAAGTCAATACGTTCGTATTCCATCTTAACGGATTTGTCCGTATAGTCTGCACCTGTTGTATTGACTTTCAGATTACCATTATCCCACCCAATAGGAGAAAGCTGGTAATAGTCAATAGAAGAAAGGAAACCCATATCAAGTAAGGTTGAAATCTGTACTTGATAGATAACCTTAGAGAAAATAAGGGGTCGTGTTCGGGTAAGGAATTTTAGCATTGCGCCAAAGCTGCTTGAGCTTAATCTGTAAGGAGTGGCGGTAAGTCCTAACACCTTACACCCAGTAGCGTGTATGAATTCTTCGTACATACCGCCTTTTGCATTGACAAAATGGCACTCATCTATGATTACGTTATTGAAGTGCTGAAAATCATCTGTATGCCTTATCACACTGCCTATCGTTGCAAATGTGATACGGCTTATATTCTTTGAATTGAATGAAGCCGAATAAACAGAGCAATCAAGTACTCCATAGGAGCATAGTTTCTTATAATTCTGTTCAAGTATCTCTTTTGACGGCTGAAAGACAAGTGTATGCCCTTGCAGTCTATTAGCAATATCAGCTATCACAAGCGATTTGCCACTACCAGTGGGCAGCACCATTATAGCGTTATACTTTGCTTTCTTATCATTAAAAAAGGCTACCGCAGTATCGGAAGCCCTTTGTTGATAATCACGTAGTTTATACATCATACCCTTATCCCTTTCTCATCACTCAATTTCTTCACTAAGATTGAATAATACTTAATGAGTTCTTGCAATTCAAATACTGAATATTGCTTTGTTGTCGCTTTAGCTTTATATTCCAAATAATCGACATTCTTTTCGCCAATCTTCTTGATTAGATTTTTACGATACATTTGGATATTCCCTTGATTAAAAATGTTACATGCTACACATTGCGCATTACAATTCATTTCGTCAAAACGTGTACTCATGTAACGGCGGCTCATGTAGTGCCCATTTTGAATTTCTTTCCAATAATGTACACGCCCACAAGAAATACACTGGCACATGCCATTTTTGTTACTATCCCTTAATCGGATGAATTTACTAAACACATCATCCAACTTTTTAACCAAAGTGGACTTACTTACTTGCCGTTTCTTTGGTTTGTCTGTTTTCTTTTTTTTGATGTAATACATTTGATTTGGAAATTAGAGGTGGAGGCAGGACTCGAACCTGCAATAACCAAAAATGGTACGGAGTGTACAATTCCGCTTGCTCTCCTTTAAACTTACTAATTTAGGCAACATTTCTTAAGTCGCTGCAAGGTGTACAATCTTGAATTGAACTTAATTCCCATTGCTTTATCATTACGTTCAGTATGCACGCACCACCATGTTGTATGTGCCTTGGGCAGGATTCGAACCTGCACGGTGTATAATTGTTTAACTGTTTTCAAATACACCACAGTTTAGCGTCTACCAATTCCGCCACCAAAGCAAGTGTGGGGCATTTCCCCACGTTGTTGAACAATTAAAAACTTATCATGAAAAAGGTGAGTTACAAGTACTCTTTATTTCGTTCTATTTCGATTTCCATCTGCTGAATAAGTATTGCTTCATCTGAAGATGGTATGTAAATACTTGCTTCCTGTGCCGCCCAATTTCTGAACCTTTCGATGGATAAACTAAACTCGCTTGTATCAAGGTCAGCACTACTTCTAAGAACTTTTATCTTGCCCAAATACTTATCTTCTTTTTCTCGGATAAATAAGTCAGGGTTTACAAGTTTCTTATAGTATTGCTGTTTGACCCATTCAAGAGTATTGCCCGTCTGTGTACCGAAATAAGCCAAAATCACATGCAGATACTTATTTTGTGGCAAGCTGCGTCTTGGCTTCTTCTCGCTCATTTCTATTATTTTCCCACTCTCGGCTAACTTCTTTGCACGAAGCAGGAAATTAGCCTTATCGAGTGGGTTCGATGTATCATATATCATTAGAATGGTGCATCATCATTATCTTGCGGTGGAAACGACACTGGTTGAGTACTCGCTGGTTGTTTGTGTAGCGGTTGCATCTGCCGAACCTCTATATTATACGGACGAACGTGAGTAAAATATTTCTTTCTTCCGTCTTGTTCTGTAATTTCTGACCCTTGCAAGTCGAAGGAAATTGTAACAATCTGCCCTACTTGAATGTTATCAAGTAAGGAAGTTTTACTCTCCATAAAATCAAAAAGGATTTTGTTCTCGTATTGGGAATGCTGCCCCGTGTATGGGTCAAATGTCGTGCAATCAAGATAAAGAGAACGTTTTACAAACGTTTTTCCACTCTTTGATTTTAATTGTTGTGGTTGCCCTACTGCGAGGACTACACCTGTCTTACTAATTGCCATCGTTAAATATTTTCTTGTCTGTTATTAATTCTCTGTTGTCTTCCAAAAACTGAATAAAGTCCTCGCATTTATGTTGGAGTACAGGTATATCTCTACTTGGTACAAACTCGTAACTTTCTGTGAAAGTTTCGTAATTGTACTTACCAATCACAGCCACATTATA